TCCGTTTACTAATGCCATTTTATGATTGTTCTATTAATGTTCTTATTCTTATTATTTTTCTTACCTCATAAAAGCCATCATATTGGTTTTCGACGTAATTTATTGATTCTAAACTATTGGTAACAAATTTGAAATTATCTGTTATAAAGAATGGTCTACTATCTCTATTCAAAATTCTAAACATCACAATATCGCCTATATCATCAACATCTTTTCTTGAGTAGTTAGAACCATCAGTTCCTGTAAATATTTCTACCGTTACAACAGCATTATAATTGAAATTAGTTTTTGTACTAAAATCTGAAATGCTAATGTTTGATACTTGTATAAATGGATATGTTGGATTACTTGGGATGTTATCATAAACAGAAAGTAAAGTGCCACCAAAACTCATAGCAGCTAACTTGTTATGAAAGGCTAATCTTAATGGATAGCCAACATCCTTCATATAATTTTCTCCAGCCATATTATGCTTTTAAATCGCCACTTAATACCCATTCATCTTCTGCAATTTTAGTGAGTTTTACTTCTGCATATTGACCAAATGGTTGTCTTGTTGTTGAACGAGTTCGTAATGTAACACCAGTATCTCCACTAAAAGTTGGAATACCATTTAAGTTTACTTGATAAAACCACATTTGAGTTCCAATAGGAAATGGCACACTTGCATTAGTTGGAATTGTTACTGCGATTGCAGTAGTTGCATTAAATCTAAAATACTTTCCTTTGTCTATTAATGCTAATGTATAAGCAGTAGATGCAGTAGGTTTAATTCCAATATTGTAATCCAATCCACCATTTACTTGCAAAAGATTTCCACTTGTATTATCCGTTGTGCTTCCAATTAACACCTTACCATCGGCTTGTATTCTTTGTCTAATGCTTGGTGTTCCAGTTAATTCATCGGTAGCAAAATCCAAATATCCTTGTGGAGAAGTTGTTCTTGCACTTGCAGAAATATATGCCTTAACACCAGCACCTGGACTTGAAATATCTCCCGAATAAAATTCAATCTTACCAATAACTTGGTCTATGGCACTTGTTGTGTCGGTATCTACAAAACGTAATGTATTGTTTTCGGTATTACCATTATTATTTCCAGTAACTTCTAAACGCTTTGTTGCAGTTGTAGTGCTTCCAACGTTTAATGTTCCACCTGCACCAATATCTGTAATAGTTAATTTACCACTTCCACTTATATTAGTAGCATTTGTAATTGGCAAACCACCTATAGTTAAACCACTTAAATTGTATGTTAATGATTGTTCTCCATTACTTACGATTAATTCTCCTAAAATATAAACATTGCCACCATCCGTTCTTAAACGATAATCGCCATCTCCAAGAGAACCTATAAAAGCAGTACCATTAAGATATGAAGGGCCACCTGAAACACTTAAACCAGTTCCAGCAGTAAAAAAACCATTAGTAGTTAATTCACCACTAAAAAAACCACTACCATTAACACTTAATTTGCTACTTGGACTTGTAGTTCCAATACCTATGTTAGTTCCGTTATCGTATATTTGACTATTATTAATAATAGTAGTATCTGTAAATTTAGGAATATAATTCCCAACTCCAGCACCACCAATTTTATCATTAAAAGTATCCCAATCGGTAGATGACAAATAGCCATCAGTTGATGTTGTAGCTTGTGAAATTGTTAAAGTTCTATTTGCACTTAAATCACCACCACCACTCAAAGGAGCTGAAGTAGATATGCTTCTTGTTGTAGCAACCTTGTTATTGAAAGTGTTCCAATCGGTAGATTTTAAGTAACCATCAACGCTTGTAGTTGCAAAACCTAATTTGCTTTTGATTGTAGCGTTTGTTTCATCGCCAGTATTCGTATTAGATGAAGTACCACTAAAAGTACCATTAAAAGTACCACTAAAATTACTTGCACTTAATGTAGAAGATACTGCTAATGTACCACCTATACTTGCACCTAATGAAGATAAAGATAACGAGGTGCTATTACCAAGTCCATCAGTAATTAATTTTAAATCCGATGTAATCGGGCCATTATCCGTTAGCTTTAATAGCGAATCAAATGAAGATGCAATAGTTTGTCCTGTTAATGAAGCCATATTTTAATTTTGAAATGGTGGATTTAAAGTTGCAGTAATAGGATTAATTTGCAAATCTATTTTATAAGCTAAACTTTCTTTTAATTGATTTATATCTAATATATTCTCTAACCAACCAACAACTTGTTCTTTTGTTAATTCTTCGTAATTTGTAAATGAATCAGCTTCTGGTGAAGAAACATATTGTTTAGCCCATTGTTCAGCACGATAAGGCTCACCATCTACTGTTGCTATCAATCTCCAATCGATACTATTAACTACGTTAGCAAGTCCATCTTGGTTTAAGATAACTTCCATTGCAGTAATTTCCCAATTATATATAATTTCCATATACTATTTATTATGTTGCGTCATTTATTGCATTTATAGAAATATTTTCATTATCTATTTTTGTAAATGTTCCAGATGACAATGTTCCAGATACTCCAGGTTCTAATTCCCCTACATATAATACACCTCTTAATGAACTTGATAGCTGTAAATACCGATATGGTGTAATCGGTGATGTTAAACTAACTGAAAATGTATCACCAGTTGTTATACTACCAGAAACTGTACCAGTGCTAAATCTTTGTAAAAAAACTGAACCATTTTTTTGAGCAGTTACAGATGTACTTGCAGTTGTTGGTGTTTCAGTATATGTTAAAGTGTAAGTTCCAGTAGCTTCTGCACTTTGCATCCCAATAGCCGATGATAATAGTTTCCCCACTATGCTACCAAGTTACCAATTACATACCATTCATCAGTTCCAACTTTAACAAGTGTTACACCTGTATATTGATTACCAATTTTTAATTGACCTGACTTACTTCTTAATGTTACACCACCAGTAGCTACTATTGTAGTTTGACCTGTACCATATTGTAATACTTGTATCTCTGTTCCTATTGGGAAAGCGACACTTGAGTTTAATGGCACTGTTAGGTTATTAGCCGAAGCTACATTCATCTCAACAATATCGTTCTGGTCTGTTAAAACAAGAGTATAAGATGCAGTTCTTCTATTAAAAACATTTTGATAAACAATACCTCCAACTACTTCAAGTTTAGCAGAAGGACTACTTGTTCCGATACCTAAATTTCCAGTTATTTGAACATCAGTAGAAGATAATGATAATGCACTATTATTACCCAAACCATCAGTAATAACCTTTAGCGATGAGGTAATAGGCCCATTGTCAGTTACTTTAAGTAACGCATCATAAGTTGAATCTATTGTTTGTCCTGTCAGCGAAGCCATTTTTTATTTTTTGCTAATATAGTTAATTTTTTTTACTTTTGCAACATTTTTTTTCAACAGATTACTTCCAAAAGTTTCTTATGAAATTCATTCCTTCAATATCAATAGTTCCCAAGAAGAAATAATGTCCACCTGATGCTTTTTTATTTAAGAATCTTGGGCTATTTGATTTATATGGAGCAGATATTGAAACTGTATCAATGCCACTTTGGAATCCTGTCGCTATTGTTATATTATCATTTGCATTTCGTCTAGTACCAAATTCAAGGTATATAAATTCTTTTATTGGTTTTCCTATTGCAATTCCTGTAATGCTATTTTTTCCATTATACATTTTATAGTATATGGGATTACGAGCTGTTTGGTTTTCGTCGGCTGGAAGACCTGCATATTTGCTATTAGTTGTATTTGTTATTGTACTAACAGCTTCTTCTACCTTCTCTTCTGCTCTTGATTGTATTCTCTCGACCCATTTGTTTAAGTCAGAAATAACACCAGCTGCATCACTACTTTTACTTGTTGGTCTGCTTACCGATTTTCTTATAACTGCCATTAACTACGTTTCCAAGCAATGATTTTAAAATACTCTCTACGCTCATCTTCAAAGATTATAGAATGGATAATGTAGAAAGAATCTCTATATTTAATTTTAAATTGTTTGTTTATATTTAGGGAATCATTTTCCCAAAAGGTTAATACCTCTTGCCATTGGCTCGTATCATTAAATGTTATACCACCACTTCTCCATCTTATAGTAAATGCAAACTTATTGTTTATAACTCTTTGACCACCTTCTATAAATAAATCTCCGTCAAAACTCTCAACTCTTGATAAAGTAGTAGTATATAGATTATAAGTAGGCTTTGAACCACCTGCTGAATCAGTAACTGTCGTAGCGTTATAAAGCTCTATAACCTCTCTAAAATCAGAAATAATATTTTTAGTTCTTCTCATTAATACATCAATATTCTGCGATAAGTATTAGCAGTTTTTTTAGCACTATTTGATAACTCTGTAACACTACCCTCAATCGTACTTTCTCTATATTGGAAATCTATCGCTACTTGTTTCATTATAGCAATTTTTAAATCACTTGGCAAAGAAGTATATCCTGCAACGTACTCAATCTCGATAGGAGTATCAATACCGAAGAAGCGAATATTCTTAAAGTTATTGCCTGTAATCAAGTAATCAGTTCCTGCTGTTAGCGTAGTTTTAGTACCACCATCATCAATAGATTTAACGTGGGTAATTGATTGAACAGGCCCATAGGGAATATCAATATTACTTGCTACTTGCTGAAACGTAGAAACCAATGTTTTAGTTCCAAAAGTACAACCTGTGTATCTCTCAAGATTAGTCCTTGCAGAAGAAATTAGCGTATAGATTAAAGTATCCCAATATTGATTGTCAACATTTAGGTATAACTTCATTTCATCTAATGAAACTGGTTCACTTGAAATATCGGTTTTAATTTGTACGTCTAATCCTAAAGTCATTATTTAGTTTTTTTAGTAGTTTTTAACTCTTTTGTTTTTACTTCTTCCTTTTCTTCCTTCTCTACAACTTGTTCTTCAACAGCACCTAATAATTTTACTAATTTTCTTGCTACAAGCATTTCTGCTCTCTGACTATCAACTACAAATTCCTCCCCTACTAAAACAGCTCTATCAAGTTCAACATCTCTGTAATTGTAGATTACTTTTACTTTTGTTTCCATAATTTATATTTTTTGAAAGTAGGGGGGAAGACGATTCCCCCAGTATAAATACTTTCCAAACTACTTTAGTAATTAGGCAACGTTACCTAAATCAGCAAATACGAATGCGTCAAGACGGTCGATAGCCAATACTTCACGAGCCTCAACTCGGCAAGTAACCAAGTTTTTCTGAATGTTATCAGAATCTTGCTCGAAGAATTCAACTTTTAAGTCGTCAACAACAACACGCTTCGCTAAATTCCAATCACCTAACAATACTTTATCATCAGCGATGAAAGAAGATTTGTAAACTGGGATACCAGCGATAGCGATATTACCATTAGCGTCGATAGTGAAACCACCAGGTACTGAATAATCAGCAGGTTTAGTATCAATCAATCTTGCCCATTGTTTAGGGTTAACTACGATACCATTTACGTTAAAATCAGCAGATTCCAAGTTAGCGATATAATCAATGATTTGTTCAGCATCTACGGTAGCAGAAGTGGTAGTAGAACCAGTTGCAGCACCTGATAAATCAGCGTAGAATTTAGCATCTTCAGCTTTGTAGAAATCACGCAATAACATTTGTGGCAATGCAGTTTGCAAGAAAGGTAAATCTTGTAACATTGATTTGTCAATACGAGCAAAACCAGCGATGTAACGAGCAGTGTAAGTAACAGCAGTTAAATCGTAATCGATTTGAGTTTTAGCATCACCTGGAGTAGATTGTACTGAAATAGAACCTTCAGTACCAGTTTCACGATAGATGGTGTAGATACCAGTTGCAGAAGAAACAGTAGGGATTAAATCTCTAAAGTTAATTTTACGACTAGGAACCATAGCAACACCAGGCTGATAGGTACGAACACCGTCACCAGTCAAGTTGTTAGCAATAGTCATATTGGCAACTGCCTTTAAGTTTAATTTTACTTTGTTACCCAAAGATACGTCTTTGATTGAATCAAAGTTTTTAGCGATTAATTCGCCAAAAGATGTAGAGAATGATTTTTCTTCCATTTTGTTTTCAGTAGATTTTTGTAATTTAATTTCGATTTCATCCAAACGATTCTCAATCGCTTGTGATTTTTCAGTTAATTGTTCAGCAACCTCTGTTTTAAGGTTCTCGTTAATTAACGATTTTAATTGTTCAACTTTTTCCATTTTGATAACTTTCTATTAGTGAATTTAATATTAACTCGTACTCATCTTCTTCAGTTGGTTCATCAACAGGAGTTTCCATAACTGGTTCTTCCATTGGCATTTCTTCAGAAGGCACAACTTCATCTTCAGGCATAGCCTCATTTTCTGTCGGGTAAGATTCTTCGTGAGTATCTTCAATGTTGATAGTAACTGTAACACAGCTCTTATCTTCAGATGGCTCTGGAGTTTCTACTGACAATTCTTTAAATGATTCTAATTCTTTATGAAGTTGTAATAGTTGGAGTTCTAATTTTGCAAATGTTTCGTCGGTATATTTACCGTTCTTGATAGCCTTTAGGATATTATCCATCATTTGGCTCACGCTTTCGTAAGATTTCATACCTGTAATTGGAGTCATTTCGTTAGCACCCCAGCCTTGTAATGAGGAACCTTCGTATAACTTAACCTCCGAGATTTCGTTATAGTGTCCTTGCTTCTTTTGTTTAATTGTTACAAATCCGATTGAATGTTCGTTGATAAGACCATCTTCTACCATTAACAAGAAATCTCTACCCAAGGTATGGCGACCTGCTTTACTTTCGTAATACAAACCTTTGTTATCTTCGTTTAGTGATAAAATCTTACCAACTGCTTTAGTAGCATCGTGGTCTAACAAGTGGCGAACTCTTTGGAAATTCTCTTGGATGGTTTTAGTAAATGCTCCCTTGCGGATAACATCACCATCACTATCCATATTGTCAAATGATGAGAAATAACCAGTTACAATTCCTTTTTTAACATCAACATCAGAGATGCCTTGATTTAAGTTTTTGTAAATTAACATATCTTATTTATCTATTTGTTTTAATTTTTTAATTGCCCATTCAACTCCTTCAGTTCCACCCCAAGCATCCCACATCAATCCTCCACATCCTTCCTCGTAAGGAACATCTTTATGTTGTTGGTGTCTTTTGAAACTTGCCATTCTTGCAATGGTATCACGACTAATGTTTTCTCTATTAGCTAACTGATTTGCTCTTTGCTTTCCAACAGGAGTACCACATTCTCCCCAACCATTCTTTTCTGCATAGGCTAAAGCACGTTTTGCATTTTCAGTTGCTGCTTGTGGGTAATCGTTATAAGTTTCTGCTTTCTGATTAGGCTTCTTTGCGTATGCTTCTAAAAAACGAGTTACAAAGCTCATAGCAAAAGCATTCTCATTGCCTCTTAAATTCTGCTCACCAAATACTCTAACACCTGTTGCAAATACTTCTTCTAACTTGCCAACCGTTACTCTCTTGCCTGGATTGTTCTTATTGAACTCTCTTGCCATTGACTCAAATTGTGCTAAAGGCTTTTCTTCCATCTTAACACTCGCTTGTGCTTCTGCAATACCAACTGCTTGTTCGATAGGGTCAATATTCATAGAGTCAATAGGCTTAACCTGAATACTCACATAAACCTTATCCATATTCGGGTCTTCATTTCTTCCGTAACCCATTTCTTCAAGTTTCTGATTTGGTGTAAGCCACCAAGCACGTTCAAGATACTGTATCTGTTCTTTCTTGTCCTCTTGCAGCTCTGGGAATACACTCAAATCAAAATCCAAGAAGTACTCTCTACCTTCTGACCTCTTATAAGGCTCTACAAGCCACTTATTCAAGTCATACCTTGCAGATATTAGTTCAGGTAAAATAGCGTCGCTAATCAAGGCTTTACGAGCCTCGTACATATTATTATAGGTCTTATTGTCTGGGTCATTCAGCAATGCAGAGTTAATCTTGTACACATTACATATTTGACGCAAACTCATTTTTTGTGAGTCGATAATAGCCAAGTCAACAGGAGAAAGTCCTAATTGTTGCCATCCGATTTTTGAAGATGATATTACTATCTTTCCTTGATTGTCAACACCACTATTTTCTGTTTGCCATTTACGTTGTAATTCGTATGCTTGTTCAGGACTCATCCCATCATCGCTATTATCATACAAGATACCCATAGCACCTGTATTTTGGAATAGCTTAACACTTGCGGTTTGAGCATCGTTTGATTGTTGCAATACTCTTAATGCAGCGCGAAGTGGAGATTGTCCGTAAAGGTGGGAGCCTTCAGTAGAATAATCTGGATTCCAATATTTCGAGTGCATCACCTTCTCGGCAGGTAAATCTTGACTATCGTATTTTGTAGTTAGGGTATAACCAGAAACAGGGTCATAACGACCATTACTGATAATTCTAACCAAGTGGGCAGGTAGGATATAAAGTTGTTTAAATTTACCTGCGTTAGCACCAGTTACAGGCCCAACCCCATACATATATGAGTTACCTGTGATTAACTTAAATCCATAGTAGTTATCCATAAACTCGTAATACGATTGTAATTCGTTCGGATTTAATAGGGTTTGTACTATTGGATTGTTATTATTTACTTCTTCTAAAGCCTTTGTTCTTAAATGTAGTGCTTCTGCAACATCTTGTGATTTAGAGATATTAGAAGTGAATGCCTTATATTTTTGGAAGGCTCTATCGTCTTTTACCTCATAAAGAATAGGAGGAGCAGTCGCTGCCTTTCTCGTTATCAAGTTGATGGCTGCATATACGTCAGCATTATACTGATAGCCTTTCTCGACATATGTTTGAAATGTATCTTCACCAAATACAGGAGCTTTCCCAATCTGATTGAAAATCATTTGTGCATACTTGGGGTCTATACCCTTTTGAACCATTATTGGTTGCTGTGGCTGTTTAGCCTTTAAAAAATCGAATAATCCCATTTATATAACGTACCATTTACGTTCCTTACCAAATCTTGTAAAAAAAGCACAGCGAACCGCATCTAAACAATGGTTAAAGTTGTCGATTGGAGTATTGGTACTTTCTCCGTTCTGCATTATCCATTGGTAATTTTTTACCTCTGTTGCTAAATTTTTACTTCTTTGTGTATAGAACACTTTATATTCTTTTAGTTTATTTATTCCTGCCAATACAGAACCTTTGCCTTTCTTCTGTGGTTTGACGTTGAAATTCAATCGTAAGTCAGCTATTGACTTTGGTTCTGCACTATCTGCAAATATTTCAGCGTATGGGTCAACCCCATTTTTCTTTAGGCTATTAGCAATATCTTTATTTGTCATTTTAGTTGCATAAAACAATTCATCAAGATATATACTCTCACCTACCTTTGCCATCCTTACACAAGCAGTCGGGTCATTAGTAAATCCAAAGTCAAGACCATAAAATACTTCATCCACATCGGGAAAAGTATCGCACATCTGCCAATCTGGATAAACCAAACTTTCAGTTGCAGGTCTTGGGTCTTGTTGATAGAGTGAATTAAAAATGATAGGACTTGACTCCTTAATCTTTTCTAACCTCTCTGCGGATTGTCTATCTTCCCAAAGAGCTTCTCCAATCTTTCTTTTATCGTAACTCCTACCATCATCCTCACTTTCTCTTAAAGCAGGTAGGGTAATTATATGCCAATCGTTATCTCGCTTCTCTGCTCTGCCTAATGGGTCATCATTATCCCATCTTGTAGCAATTAGTAATTGTTTACCATTATTTTGTAGACGACTCTCGGCTACCGAAGTAAACCAATCCCAAACCGTTTCTCTTACGTTTAATGACTTTGCCTCACTATAATCTTTTATCAAGTCATCGCAAATCAAAACATCCACACTAAACCCTGTAAGAGAACCACCTGTTCCAACTGACTTTAAATAGCCTCTTTTGCCTATAACCTCAAACATATCGTTGTTACGAATAGCCTCGCCACTTCTTGGTTTAGCCAGTTTAGTTTCAGGGAATATCTTACGATACTCTGGACTATCTATAATCTTTTGCACCTCCCTATTAAATCTTGATGCTAAATCAGCTGTATAGGAAGCGATAACTATTTTTAAGTCAGGGTTCACTCCGAGCAGGTAGGCAGGATATAGTTGGGTTGCCAGAGTGGACTTGCCATGTTGCGGAGGCATAGAAATCATTAACTTTTTATCATCGTCATCTCTATACAGCGTCATTAGCGATTCCATAATATGGGAATGAAACCAAGTCGCCTCAAAATCTTTTTTAATAAACCTTACAAAGAACGAGAAGTCATTACGTGCTAAATCAATAGCAGCCGACTCCAATAAATCATTATCTATCTTCATTCAATACACTCCCAGTTAAGTACCTTTCGGCTAATTGACGCTTCAACTCCTCATCCATATCAGAAACGTCTACTTTGGTTGTTTGTGTGGCTTGTATTTCTACGTTTTGTTTATCCGACCAACCATAATGGTTCTTTAGGGCAAAAATAGCCATAGTCGCATTAGTTTGGTTTTTCAACGCAGATTCAAAAATCCTATTCTCAAATCTTTGCTTTATATATTCAATACGCTCTAACTCGTATTCTAATTCCCTTCTCTTGCAAATCTGTTGGAGCGAACTCCACTTGCTTACTGTCATTCCTGCTACTTCTAAAGCAGAACCCATTGTCATTATCGTTGGGTCTTCCGTTACTCTCTCAATCTCGTCAATCTTGATATTTATATCCTCCAAGCTCATAAGTTCAGGCTTCATCGGAATCAACCTTGTTCTATCGCTTCGAGTTAATGCTTTTATATCTTCAAGCATAAATTAAAATATATGTTCGTTTAAAGCGTCTAATACAAATTGAGCAGTAAATGGAAACCCAGTATGGTGAGGGCCAATATCAGTAACTTGGTCAGCCTTTATTTTTAAATCTACATTAGGGCCAACAAGTTCAACGTGAGTACCAGCATCATTTATTGTTCCCACAACACTAATATGGGTTTTATTCATTATAACAATGTCCTTCATACCAGTTTCGGTAATCACAACACCATTACTAACTACATTTATAGTAATTGCCATCTTTTTTAATTAACGAGGCTAATATACAAATAATTTTCGTAAAAAGCAAATATGTTGATAATTAATTACACCGAGTTGCTTCAAATTGGGTCTAATTATAAATTTGTCAACAATACTTGCATATTAATTAAATTTTACTTATGTTTGTATTATGTTCGCAAGGCTTAAGCGAAGGAGGTGCTACACTTTATCTCACAAGGATATTGGAACGAGTAACTTGATTTATGGTATCAGTAAGTCAATTCTATTAAAGAGTTTTGTTCGGGGGGGCTTCTTTTTCTCTTGTAATCCAAATCACTTAAAAAAACTCTCATCGTTTTTGCGTTAGCAAAAATAGCAAGAAGCTTTAGCTCTTGCGGTACTCTTTATGCCAGGTGTATCTAAACAGCATTTAGTTAATCAGACCTATATACTTTCCTATTTTTTCTACTAAAAATTTATTACCCATCTAATTTCCTAAACCTATCTACTTTCTTAAAAATAGTACCCCCATATATTTCCCGAAGTGTATAACATTTATGTTAATGGTTGTAATTTATGCTGGGTTGTATAAATATGCCAAGGCGGCTTGGTTAAAAAAGTTTTGCTAAAGTTTTTTTTATTGCGTTAAAGTTAAACCAATCAATAGCTAATAGACAAGCAAACTCTTATCGTTAAAGTTAAATTTATTTTACACCTACACACACCACTAAGCCACTTAACCAATAGTTAAACATTTAACTGCTAATTAAATTGTCACAGAATTGTCATAAAGTATTATTTAGTTTGGTATATAATATATTCGTTATATATTTGAATAAGCAAACAAGAGAGAGAAGTTTCTCTTATACTGAAAACACACAAATTATAAACTAAAATTAAAAAAAATGAAAATCTCAGAACTAATCAAACAATTAGAATTAATAGCAGAAAAACATGGTGACGTTGATATGCGTTTTAGTATATCCGATTATTACAGCACGTATGCAAGCGAAGCTATTTTTATTAAAGAGTTAGGGTGTATGAATAAAGACGCTAATTGGTATACCCTTAAATTATCTTTAAGAAACGACGAAGACGGTAAACATCCAAAAGTAACATTTAGAAAATAAGAATAAATTGGGGGCTAACAACCCCCTTTAAAAAACAAATCATGAAAAACTCAATCATCAACACAATATTAAACGTTTTATCTTTTATCTATTTATCATTAATAGGCTTAGGTATTATTAGCCTTATATTAATAAGCTTAAAAGTATTTTAAAGTATTAAATTTAACCAACTCACAAAAACCCACAAACCAAACCCAAACCAAACACCATGAAAACTTTAACCACCACAGAAAGTCAAATTTTAGAATTAGCGTCCGAATTAGCACACAATAGGGCGGCTGACTATTTATTTAACGACGAATTAATAAGTGACGAGGACGATATGTTCATTGAAAAAGATGGTATTTTAATTTATACAGATAGGTCTCAAGATGAATTCAACAGGTGCTATGACTATTATTTAACTATCATAAACTCAATTTTAAAATAAAAGCCATGAAAGATAAAATAACCCTAAAAACTGTATTTATTGTACTTTGCTTTTTTGCAGTACTAATCTTAACAAATTATTTAACCAATTTAATCATTAACTAATCATGAAAAAAGTAGTTTCACCTCAACAAGTTGCCCACCTATTCGCTAATCAATTACAAGAGGAGGCGTATACCCCAACACGAAATTTAAAGTTTTATAAAGAGTGTATTTATTCGTATGGTTATCATTTTTGTATCGCTAAATTTATAGATGATAATACTTTATTATTTACAGAACGTGGGTACTCAAATACAACCACACAACATATAAGCATAGTACGCCACGCAACAAGCCATATCGATAAAATATATTGTGCTTATCCGACGGGCACGCATGATGAAAATTTTAAGTACTGGCAAAATGATGCTGAATATATAATAAAAAAGCTAAGCAACGCACGAAAGCCCGAAATATATATCCAACAATTAGGCGAAATAAAAGAAAAAGCAAATAAATACGCAAATTATTTTAAAATAGCACTACCCTTAACGCTTGAAAAAGCCCTTAGTATTACCGAAAAAGCCGAAATAGTTGAGTATTATAATACAAAATTGGCAATAATCAAAAAAGAGGAGCAAATAAAAGCCAAAAAAGAGGCCAAAGAGCATAAAGAGGAGTTAAAAAAGTGGCGGACGTTTGAAAAAGCACGTCTGTATACCCGCTTAGGCTATGATTATTTACGCAAAGGCGATACAGAGTTTGAAACATCGCAAGGGGTCAAAATACCTTTGGCGGTAGGGTTGCGTTTTTATCAAAGTATTAAAGAGGGTTTAAAAGTTGATAAGTTTTTAAGTTATGATGTTAGCGAAATAACCAAAGATTATATCAAAATAGGTTGCCACAAAATAACATTTAATGAAATAGAAAAAGTAATAAGTATTTAAAAGATTATAAAATAAATTAGGGGGCTTTATGCCCTCTTTTTTTATCCCCTTTGCAGGTGTATTTAGTTTGGTTCGATACCAAACAAGGGGCCTAAAATAAAGCCGATACAAGGGCTTAAAAATGTTCTTTGATATATTACTACCAAAATAAAATTTTAGGCTTTTATAGGGCTTTTAAATATGTCCATACTATTTATACCTATTTATACTAATTAATTAGACGTAAAATAAGCCGATATAAGCCACGCAAATTTAAAATAGTAGTAATGTATTAAATATAAAAGATAATTGAATACAGGGCCTTAAAATAGCCTTAAATTAAAAATAGATAAACATAAACAAAGAAAGGAAACACAAAATTTGAACAAAGAAAAGCAAAAATATAGCACTAAATAGGCAAAATGTAGGTATACCTATGCGATTTTTGGATACCCCTATCTGATTTTTGAATATACCCATGTACTTTCCGATTTCCGAACAGCTGGCAATTTTTGGATAATTTTTGGATAAATACTTCCCGATTTTTGGATAAATAATTTTTGAATATATATTTTACGAAAAACTTAACAATAATTTAACACAAAATAATTTTGCAGTTATAAAACTAATACCTTATCTTTGACAATAACAAATTAATTAATCAACAACAAAAACCAAAAACAATGACCCAATTACTAAAAACAATCAACAAGAGAGATTTACAAGACGTATATTCTTTCTTAAAACAAATTGGCCACGACTTATCAGGAGTGGAAACAATTACACCTGCTACCTTGTATAATGATACAGATGGCAAGCCAGTAGTAGAGCTTGAGGTATATTCTAATGAATCTTACCCATATTACTTTACCCTACCCCAGACGATTTTCGAGAAGTATGGTAACGAATTTTTTGAACAGGAGTTGCAATTTTTGGAAGTGGACGCTGATTGGAACGATTCCTTAAAAGTTATCCTAACATCAGAATCACCTGCTATCACTTGGTATGGGGAATATGCCGACAAGAGAGATAAAGTTGCTTGTAGCCAATATTTATTAACCCAATTTTTGAACGATTTAACATCAGAACTTTTATTAGCTTAATTATGGAAACCAAAAACAAAGGAAAAATCTTCAGCGTAAGATTTGTAAAGAAAGACGGTACTACCCGATTTATGAAATGTAGAACAGGAGTTACTGCAAAACTAAAAGGAGGTGAATTGCCTTACGACCCTACGAGCAAAGGATTGAAACCAGTTTTTGATTTGGCTTGTAACGATTACAGAATGGTAAACCTAAATACTGTTTACGAAGTTACTTTTAAAGGTAAAACTTACCTAAACGATAAAGCAAAAGAATTATTAATCACTTTATAAAAAACAATTATGGGAAAAACAAAATTATTAGTAGACCATAGCTTCACTCCGATTGAAATATCAAGAATGAAGTATTATCGGTTACTTGAAGAACAAATACTATTCAAAGCAAACAAACAAGAGCCGAAACCTAAAAGATTTTTTAACCTATTAAAAAGAACAGCAATATGAAGATAACAGTAGAACAAGGAGAAAAGATAAGAAAGTCCCTTGCAAAAATGAAGATTCTTAATCGACTAATGGATTTTGAATATAATATGGAAATGCCAGATGTGGCAAAGTCATCGCTGGTAAGAAACCACGTCGCTAAAATGAAGACATCTATACAACAAATAGAAATTAACCTAAACCACGTTATTCGCACAAAAGAGTCGGACGTATTAGATGAGTTCTGCGGCGAGTTATTGGATAGCCTTACTATATTATCAATGATGAGTTTAGAGTCGCTACAATCGTTTAATAATGACCTTAAGGAGTTTTTAAAGGAGCAGGAAGAAGTTGTAGAAGAGATTCCCGATTTTCAAGGTACGATGGATGGCTTAAATGATTTAACAATTAGAAAGAGTAAAGATGAGGCTTAGTGATTATCGTAAAAATAGAGGCTTAACGCAAGGCGAAGTAGCCAGTAGAATGGGAGTTACCCAAGTTTATGTGAGTTTGATAGAATCAAGACAAAACCCAACGATAAAAACATTGAGAGCTTATTTTAATGCAATGGGATATACTCTTGACCTTGAGCCAAAGTTTGTAGGCTATAACGCACTAACAAAAAGAAAAGACAAATAATTATTAACAATTTTAACTTAAACTTAAACAATTTAACTATGGACGCAAATTTAAAAAAATTAATCGAGAACCAACAGGATGAAATTATGGCTTTGGAGCAAGAACTCGCAGAAAAAGCAGAAATTATCAGAAATTTAATAGATATTATTAACAAACAAGAAGAAATTATCAACAAAAATTCGTAAATTAGAGGTATGAAAAATTTTATTACAAAGATGGTCAAAATTCAAAGTGAATTAAAAGCACCAAAGAACCAAACAAATTCGTTTGGAAAATACAAGTACAGAAGTTGCGAGGATATTATCGAAGCATTAAAGCCACTATTATCAAAAGAAGGCTTATACCTTAACATTTCCGATGAGATTGTAGAAGTTGGAGGTAAAAACTATGTAAAGGCAGTAGCAACAATTTTTGATGGCGAGAATCAAATTTCATCTTCAGCAGTAGCAAGAGAATCTATTGACAAGAAAGGAATGGATGATGCACAGCAAACAGGAGCCACAAGCAGTTATGCACGAAAATATGCGCTCAATGGGCTTTTTGGAATAGATGACCAGAAGGATGCAGATGCTACAAATACTCATAGTAAGGACTCACAACCTGCCAAAGTTTTTCAACCTTCCAATAATTTTAACCTATAATGGAAAAGAGCATATTGGGATGGGTATTAATTACCACATCGGCACTAATTTTTGGAAAAGCATTTAGGCTTTTAGACATTGAGTGGTTTTGGGCTTTCTTTCCTTTTATCTTTACAATGGTAACATCAATTATTTTTTTATTATTAACCAAAAAAGACAATGGAGAAAAATAAATATATTCCTCACGGTTCTGAAGAATGGCATAAGGTAAGAAGTGGTAGGTTTACTCCAAGTGAACTCCATAGATTAATGACAGAGCCAAGAACGAAGTCAGAGCTTATTTCCGAAGGTGCTAAAACATATATCAAAGAAAAGGTTGCAGAAACTTTAACTGTCGATATAAGCAATGAGAAAATGTTTAGAGGCAATGAAGCTACCGAATGGGGAAACTCTTACGAGAACGAAGCCATCCAAGTATTTTCTGAATTTATTAACCAACCTATTATCCCCAGTGGATTTATAATTTATGATGAGAACTTTGGTGGAACTCCTGATGGTGTTTGTGAAGATGGTACTTTTGGTATCGAAATTAAGTGTCCTTATAATATCGCTATTCATTTGGATAATCTTCTTCTTGATTCAGATACTTTTAAGAAATACCGTAAAGAGTATTATTGGCAAATTCAAGGCTATTCTTTATTAACAGGAATTAACGATTGGTATTTTATTTCTTATGACCCACGTCAGTTAAAGTACAACTTAAAGGTCTTGCCAATAAAAAGAAATGAGGATGACATACAATTAATAAAAGAAAAATTAGGACTTGCAATAGAATATAAACAACAATTAATTAATAATTTAAAACAACAAAAATGAGTACAACAAAACAAACCCAGTATTGTGGTGGAGCAAATCAGTTAGGCGAAGATTTACTAATTGACTTAAACCTTAACCAACTAAAGCAAATTTTGTCAAATGCAGAAAATGCTAAATTCCAAAGAACTTTTACAACAAAGGATGGAGTGGAAAATGTTACTATTAAGCTAAAGGCTGTTAAGTTAAAAGAGCCAAAGCAATACCAAACACATTTCCTATGCTTGAATGATTATGTTAAAGGCGAACAAAAAAACGACGACCTCCCTTTCTAAAATTAAGTTTGTAGAGGACTATCGTTGGAGCTTAGCATTTGAAGCTATTAATGAGTTGACTGGAGCAACCCCGAACGCACTACGACGTGCAAGTAGGGTAACTCCTCTTCCTGCTTCGAGAATGATAATTTCTTATGTGATGTATAAAGAGTTGTATATGACTCCCGAATACATTTCGCATCAACTTAACAAGGATAGGACAGCAGTTTATTTTTATGTAAAGGTAATGGACGAGTACAAGGATAAAACACCTTACAAAGAATATTACGAGGCTTACAGAGAATTATTTTACAGAAAGATAACCACGCTTGGATATGTTTGCACTTGTTGTGGAGCATTAGAACCAGCGATTAAAGGAGATAAATTTTTAAAACCAAAGACAAATGAAATTTAGAGAATCAGAAATTAACAGGCTATCGGATGCTTGTTGCAAAGAATTTAACGTAAATATTGACGACTTTTTTATTAAAAGCAGAAGAAGGATTTTAGTAGATGCAAGGAGAACATTTTTCCATATCATTAAAAACTTTTACGATATTAACGAATTAGAGATGAGTATATCTTTACCGTTTAATTACCATAGGACTACAATTATGTTTCAGGTTGATTGTGCAGATGACTTAATAAAGTTTGATAGTAAATACCTTGAAAAATATAAGAAGGTTTATAAGAGTTTTACTGGAAGTAACTTTGAGATTAAAGAACCTAATAAAAGAAATTACAAAAAGAAGTTTAAACAAAACTAACAATGACACCACGAGAAAAAGCATACCAAATTTGCAATGATATTGTATGGGCTATGGGCTATGGTAATTTAGACCCCGAGATAAAAGCAACAGCATTGATATTAGTAGACGAGATAATTGATGCAGTTGTAGTTCTTGATGAAATTGATAGATACACTACTTATTGGCAAGAAGTTAAAAAAGAAATAGAGAAGTTATGAGTGGCTATTATTATACTTTACCAGCAGATATTTTTTACGACAAAAAGTTATCGGTAAACGCTAAACTATTGTTTTGCCTAATAGCCAATTTTTGTAATAAGTATGGGAAATGTTTTGTAAGTAATAAGCACTTGGGAGAAACTTTGGATAGGTCAGAAAGTACCATTTCTCGGCTTGTTTCAGAGCTTGTAGAAGCAGGTTATTTGAACTCGATAGTAGATAAAAACGATAGCAATAAACGCACTCTTACCCTATACGCAAAAATGCCTATACCTATACGCAAAAATGAGGATACCTATACGCAAAAATGCGAAGATAATAATACTATATATAATACTACTAAACTTAATATATTCAAAGAAGTAATTTCTTATTTAAACGAGAAGGCAAATACAAACTTTAAAGACAGCAACAAAGCCAACCAAAGAATGATAAGTGCAAGGATGGATGAAGGCCATACATTAGAAGATTTCAAAACAGTAGTAGATAATATGGTTTCTAAATGGAAAGGTACGGAATGGGAACAATATTTAAGACCACAAACTTTATTCCAAGCAAGTAAATTCGAAAATTATCTTAACTTTGTAAAACAAGAACCTAAAAGTAATAAGATTGTAATATGATAACGGTAGGAGATTATAATATTTATCCTGAATTGAAATTAAGGTCGGTAGATAAATTAAAAATAGTTTCTATATTTGAAGAATATACAAATCAGGATATTAGTGTTATGGAGTTATCTAAAAAGCATAACGTACCATTTCAGAAATTATCTTGGCTAATAGAACAACACTTATTACCTACAAGAGCAGAAGAAACAAGAATAATAGCAATACAATCAAAAGTATAAACCACAAATGAAACCAATAAAACAATTACCACAAGCAGTAGAGATAGAGGATGCAATTTTAGGAATACTTCTTGACCAACCTAAAGCACTACACTCGGTGATTTCTAAATTGCCAATAGATGCTTTTTACTCTCACAAGAACCAAGTAATCTACAACGCTATTAGCGAACAATTTTCTGCATCACGTCCAACCGATTTAATCTCTATTAACTCAAAGCTACAATCCGAGAAAAAGTTAGATACTATTGGTGGCATAAATGCCTTAATGGATTTGACAGCAGGAGTAGTAAACACATCTTCTCTTGAATATTATGTTGACATTGTAAGCGAAAACTACAAAAGAAGGCTTGGGATTATAAAAGCAAGTGAGCTTGTAGATAAACTTTACAACGGAGATGAGATGGTAGATAACCTATCTTTGGCAAATGAGCTTACTTTAAGCCTTTCTAACGAAACATCTAACGTAGGTGGCATCCATATATCCAATTCTTTAATTGAGTTGATTAGAGAGCAGGAAATGGAGTTAAACGGAGAGTTTAGTGGTTGCAAGAGTGGATTTAAGGATTTAGATAAGCAAATTATAGGATTTAAGAATCAGCAGGTTGTAATTGTTGCAGGTAGACCTGGAATGGGCAAGACAACTTTTGGGATTAATATTGCCTATCGTTTAGCCAAGCAAAATACACCAGTAGGCTTTTTTAGTTTAGAGATGAGCCATACCGAATTAACAAAGAAGTTTGCTGCTATTGAAACACAAATATCTAACTCAAGGATAAGGGAATTAGAAGAAAGTAAGCTACAAGAATATTTTACGAAATCTCAAAAGTTAGGAGCATTACCAATCCATATTGACGATAAGCCAAATGCATCTATTGACGACATAAGAGCAAGAGCAATTACAATGAAGCGTCGCCACGACATTAAACTTATTGTTATCGACTATATACAACTCATAAACGTAGGCAAGAGCAAAGGCAATAGAGAGCAGGAGATTTCCGAGATTAGTCGTAAGATAAAGTTATTGGCAAAGGAATTAAATATTCCAATTATTGCTATTGCACAACTATCACGACAGGTAGAAACTTCTGACCCTAAAATACCTTTCCTACACCACTTAAGAGAATCTGGTAGTATTGAGCAGGATGCCGATATGGTATTGATGTTATGGAGAGCAGAGTATTATGATTATCCCGAATTTGAGTTTGATGGTAAGATGGAGGATAGCAAAGGTAAATGTGTTTGCTTTGTACGAAAGAATAGAAATGGAGAAACTGGAAGGGTATTATTTGCTAACAATTTAGCACTATCTTCTTTCTACGATACAAGTGTTGAGAATTTTATTAAGCCAAACTTTGAATTTTAATTATATTAGCAAAAAATTATTAATTATGGAAAACGAAAAAGCATTAAAAGTATTATTAGAAGTAGCATTGGTTGCTCAAGCAAAAGGAATTTTATCATTAGATGATGCAGTTGTAGTAAAAGAAGCATTTGACGTAATTGTAAAAACCTTGCCACAAGAAGAAACAGTTGTTGAAGAAGCTGTGGTTGAAGATGACGTTCAAGAGAATTAACTACAATATTGAGCTATTAGAGTTAGTAAAAGATTATCTTTTAGCCAATCCCGATGTTAGATTTTGCCAAGCATTATATGCTCTTGGTATTGTTGATAAGCAGGATAGGTTTTACGAAGAGTCATCTAAAACATTAGCAAGATTAAGAGCCAATTTGGAAGACGACGATGAAGACGACTTATACTAAAATAGAAGAACTTATTGGTAGTGAATGGCAATTTAGTCAATCAACAAAGGAGAGGGTTAGATTAATAAAAGTAGATAAGGCAAAAACTAAACTATCAGGAAAGGTACTTACATTTTCCCATATAGATTTAGACAAGCCTAATTTTGAAACAAACGAGCTTTATTTTAAACAAGATTTTTTAATTTGGGCAGATAGAATAAAATGAGAGTATTAGAAGCATTAGTAGATGAAATATCAAGGCAAAAGAAAATTGACGCTTTGATGAAATTGAAACAAGTTAAAGAACAAGAGTTAAAAGAAATTAGAAAGGCATTAAGGTTAGTAATTCAAAAGCGATGAGCATAGAGGATAGCTTCAAGTACAAGTATAATTATATTCAGGATGAATCGTACCAGAAACATTTATACGAAAAGCATCCAAAGAATGTAAGCAATGTAATTAATACCGAGCGTATTTTTGAAAGTGGCAGTAAGAGAGATGATGATACGGATAAGCCATTAGTAAACCACTTAACTGCATATACTCGTTTAAGATTTGGTTACTTACTTCGTGAAGGTGCTAATAAGTATGGGAAGAATAACTGGCAGAAAGGTCAGCCAACTGAAACTGCATTAGAAAGCCTACACCGTCATTTAGCAAAGTACGAGATGGGAGATAGAACCGAAGACCATTTATCGGCCATTATCTTTAATGTACAGTTGATTCTAAAGAATGAAGAGAAAGAAGGAATAAGTGTTGATAGTTTTTATAAGAAAGTTAAATAAGATTTAGTATTTTTGGTTGTGGTTATCGCCCGAAGGGTTTTTCATTGGTTTCCCTTTTGGGTAAAGATTGGGGGCGATTAGCCCCCTTTCTCGTTTTACACCTCCGCAATCTCTATAACCAACCTATCTTCACCTTCCTCATAACAATAGGTTAATTCCTTAACATACTTTACATTATCGTCTAAAAATATTTGTCCTTTGGCAAGGTCTAAAAAGCACTTGGCCCATAAGCCACATTTATTATCCAAATCCCAATTTTTTAGATTACGACGATATATTAATTTAATCTTAACTGGCTTCTCTATAAGTCCTATTTCTGCAAACTCTTTACACCAAAGAAACTCTTTAAGCTCCTGCACAATTTTTTGCCTAACTGAATAATGTATCCCAGCATAAATAGCATTGTAACCAAGATAAATCTTACGCTTTTTAACCTTACCAATCTCGATGAATGTAGGAGGATTATCATATACTAACGTAATCATTTTATAAAAGTAACCCAATGGGTATTCATCTTCTTACCAGATTTATGTCCGAATAGTGGTTTTTTATCCGTTAATTTAAGAATATCTTTAATTGGAAATTGAACTTCACACCACTTAAATATAAGAACTCCATTTGGTTTTAACACTCTGAAGCATTCTTCAAATCCAAGTTTTATCATTTCTTGCCATCCATTTTCAAGAACTCCGTATCTTTTTGTTATTTCACCTAACGCATTTCTTTTTATATGAGGTGGGTCAAATACAACCAAGTAAAAACTATTGTCTGGTTGATTTATATTAGTAAAATCTCCAATATAATCAGGATTAATTTCTAATTTTTTTTCACCGCTTTTATAATTATTTGAATGTGATTCACATCTCCTATCTAAATATAAAGCTCTTTCATCTTGCTTGTCAAACCACATACCTTTAGGCCCACAGCAAACATCTAATACTATTGCTTTTTCTTTCATTTTTGTATTGATAAAGCGTCTAATATTGCGTCTATCTCATCACATATCTTTACTTGCAAAGCATACTTTTGAGGAGCATTACTATCTTCAAGAATTGTTAGCATTTCAGTCAAGGTCATCATATATTCGGCTAAATCGCCAAACGTAAGCCTATCGTCGCTCTTTGGTTTCTCTTTTAAATCCATTCTATTTTACGACCTAAATCCATTGGAATAAATAACCCTATTTTACCATCTATAACTATACCACAACCAAGTGTAGGTCTTTTAGCAAATTGTTTAGCGTAAGCCACAGCATAAGCATTTACATCAAGCCCACAACCTACGTTTAAGCCAAATATCATATCTCTATCACTTGCACTATACATAACTCCACCAAAAGAATGGATATGGCCAATAACTGTCGATTGACGATTATCCTTTGCTCTATTCAAGGCTCCCATTTGACCACTACTGCCAGTTCCATGAGTATATAGAACATTATCAATTTCGTGGGTATAATCCCATTTCCAACCTTTAGGATAACCCATAATATCGTTATAGGTCTTCATCATTGACTTCGGTAAACCTGCTGTTTGCATCTTCCTAAAAGGCAAAGCCGAGTGGTTTCCAATACAACCATAAACCTCTGGAAAGGCAGTCCACCATTTCTCGTGTTCCTTAATAGCCAATTCTAATTCGTTACCTGCCGAATGACCATCAGGGTCTGTTTCGTGGTAGCTTATAGCGTGGAAATCAGTATCATCACCAATATCTACGATAGTATCTACTTGGAACTTGTTAAATACCTCGTAAATAAATTTAAAATAATCTGGATGAGTGAAAGGTGCGTGGCGGTCGCCAATAATACCTACGACATTAGAGTTTCTAAAACTTCTAACTAAATCGTATTCACCAGAATTTAATCTTGGACGAAAGTTCTTTTGCATATTTAATTGCGTTTGATTTTAACACTAAAGTAAGAACTATAATGCTAATAATCAAGAAAATAAAGAAATCATTGTAATTAAAGTTTCCTTTGGCGACAACTGACTTTCCTTTTTGTTTAATAAATACGTTTCTATATTCCACTTTTTTCTCGTAAATTTTGATTGGAATGGACTTTTCTCCCTGTATTGACAGTATTGTGTACACACCTTTCTTATAAGCTATCTTAACTTTACCTTTACCATTTGTTGATAAATTAATAATAGTATCTTTTAGTGGTTGAGCAAAAGAATAGGATATTGTATCACTTTTTAAGGTAATAATAGTATCTACGATTCTCTCGGTAACTATCTTTGTATTGTCAATATAAAGGCTATCTGTCTTTGTTACTATTCTTGTTTTGAAGATACCGCAAGAAGAAAGTAATAATAGCAATAACCATAAACTATTTCTTATCGCCATCTTTCGCTTGTAAAAGTCCAATACCTATACCAATAGTAACTGCTGCATCTGTCCAATTAGTTTTGCCCATAAGAACAGAAACAATACCTCCAACAATTAATCCCCATCCAATAGCACTTGTCTTCCAACTCTTGCCTAATAACTTAAATAATAATTTTTCCATTACTTTCCTTGCCCCCTATATTTTTTAGTGTATAATTTAGATTGTTTTAATTTAGAAGCTCCTTTTTTAGAATGGCGACCTGGTCTTTTTCTTTTAGGCTTCTTCTTAAATAATTTAATATCCGCTACTTTTGCTCTTGCCATCTTATTTGCCTAAATATAATTGGTATTCTCTTTTTCTTCTGTTTAGTAAAATTGGTTTACCCCCTGCATTCTTCCACATCTCAAAGGCAGCACCTATCGTTGGGTCATTCGGATTAGCATTAACTTTTTTTACTAACGTAGATTTATTAAATGCTCCTGTGCCAATGTTAAAGCAAAGGCTAACCAAAGCGTCAAATTGATTCTGATTTATATCATCACGAGTATGGGCATACACACACATTTCATAATGCTTCAACACATTCTCAAATAGGATATAAGCACGTTCCTTTGTAATAGGCTTATCAGTCATTTTAACCTTACTTCCGTCTTCGTAATAGGTAGAACCAATACCAATCGTAGGAACTCCTGCACTACACTTATATGGCTTTAAAACAAGTCCTTCTTCTTTGGCAATAAACTCCAAACCTTTTTTACTTACTTTTTTAATTTCCATTACTTTAATAAATCTGTGATTATTTTAATTGCTCCTACTCCAATAAGCGTAATCAACGCCCAAAGATAATTCTTGTATTTCTTGAACTCATCTCGCAAATCGTAAAATGACTTTTTTGTTTCTCTGTAATCCCTAACCAAACCCTTGCTATCGGGGTCTAGTGGACTACCTGCTAATAGGTCGTGAATATCTTTTACCATTACCTTCATTTCAGATAATTGGTGCTTTAGGTTTTCTATTTCTTCAGCCATTGTATCAAGCCTATTTCGTTCGTGAGCAGTCATTATGAGATTACTGTTTGATTTACTACTGTTTTTCCTGTTGAATCTATAAATTTAGATGAGTATAATAAAGCATTGTATGTTGCATTTTTAAGGTCTATACTATAATCTAGCATTGAAAAATTAACAGAATTATAGCCTGTAATTTGATAACTAAATTTATTACCAATAAAATATACTGCATCTGATTTATAAGTACCCTCTATTGTAACATTACTTAAACCTATATTCTTCAAAAATAATGTTGTTATATCCTTTAATTTTGTTTGTAATGATGAGTAAGATACATTTATACAACTAGGATTTGCATAACTTAATGATATACCAGATGCTGGATAATTATATTTATCAAATATGTGGTTCCCATAACAACTTGCTACAAATATTGGGTTTTTAGCCTTTACCTCTGTTGCAGCCAATAATCCAGTAGGAACATATTTTTGTGCATCTTGAATAAATATATTTGATTTTAATTCACTAGATTCATCTGAATTTATCAAATCGGAATATTTTACTTTGTATAATTGTGATGTAGGAAGTCCTGAAACGGTAGAACCTTTAAATGCTTGTAAATTACAATACTCAACATACAATTCATATCTATCATCATTAAGTGAGCTTGTAACACCTCTAAATGGCTGATATTGTCTAATTTTTAACTTGGCACTATTCGGTATAATTAACTCTGCTTTTAAATCGTAATGAATCCAATCAGAGTCAGTTCCATCAACATTTGTTGTAGTAATTAATGGTAATTCTGTAAGAGTAGTTATAAATTTATTTGTAGTATAATTATAATAATATGTGGTTTCATTTCCATTTCCATCATCTGCTAATAATACTAATGATAAAAAAGGTCTTGGCCTCATATTTCCTTGATTCATCGCACCACCACTTACAGGTAAATTTTTTAATCTACCATCTGTATATGCTGAATAAGAAAATGTAAATATATCATTCGGGCTTACTGATATTTCTTGACTATCAATATATCTTGAAGGGTCAGATGATGCAACATATTTAGTTTTAAATTGAGTTGCAAAATTAGTTCCGTATGTATCTGTTTTTATTTTTGTAAATGGATAAAATGGCAATGCAACACAACTTCCAGCACTCGCACTAACTTGGTCATAAAAATCAAATACACATTCACCACCATCTGGGTTAAACCAGTTATTTATTGCATAATATGTACTTGCACCACCTGTATTAACTTGAGATAGAGAACCCATAGTATAGTTTGGTGTATTATAATTTAATGATGCCGAATTTGATAATGTTATATTTTCAACAGGATAATTAAATCTAATTGTTTGGTCTCGACCTATATTTTTAAAGTTTCCAGAATTTAATGCTATTATTGAATCACTATCACTACCATAATCATAAAAAGAATATATAACAGTATCACTAGTTACATCATAAGAAGATACAGTATATTCAGCAGTTGAAACACTCCCAGTAGTATTATTTACAAGAGCATCATAAGATTTAATATGAAGTTTATTATTTTTAAAGAAAGCTATTAAGCCAAATTGAGAACAAACTCCTTCTAAAACCTCAAATAATGTTTTATATTTACCTAATTCTTGTAAGAAGGCATTTTTTTGTATATACATTGATGTTAAATTCAATGTTACATTTTGAGTATCACCGTTACCATCTAAATAAGAATTGGTCAATGAATATGGAAATGGATATTCTAAAGAAACTGTATCTGTAATATAAGCAAAATAACAGCATCTCATAATAACATCTAATAAAGACAACTCATCTTTTGGGAAATAATGAATTAACTCTGTATCAGAAGCTGGAAAATTATAAAATCTATTAACCTTCATTAGTCCAAAATCGGAGAATTGAAGTGAGAATGTTAGAGGTGCTATTTCATTTAATGCTACATCGGTGTTGTATATATAATACCCCTGCCAAATAATTTGATAAGTACCACCACCACCTTTTCTTTTAATCTCTAATAAAAATGTATCGGGGTCTGAAGTTATAAATTCTCTAATATCAAATCTATCTTGAGAGTATATTTTATTATAACCATTCCAAGTATTTGTATTAGGATTCCAGTTAACATTATCTGCCAAATTATCTAGTAATAGATTTAACGTAGCCTTTGTAGCAATAACTGGTCTATAACCACCATTACCACCACTACTATCAGTTTCTATAACCAAAGGAGTTCCTGTACCACTTACTTCTATTACAGAACCACTATATTCTTTTTTGTAAATTGTAGCTATATATTGACCAGTAGTATTTTGGTAAACATCAGAAAATGTTAATGTATATTTTGCTGCGTATCCTGTAAATGCCATTAGAAGTAATTTTTTCTATTTTTTGATGCTCTGTCTAATAAGATAACTAAATCATTACCACTTATTCTTGCAGTTAATTGACCACCCATATCTCCACCACCAATACTACCTGCTATAATGCCTGATAGTTTATCTAATGGAGCAACTACTTCGGGGTTATTTCTTGCACCTGGATATTCACCTATTAATGCGTTTGTAGGACCACTAACGATACCACCACTTGCGAATGGTCTTACACCTCCATAAGAACCACTTGAAGAACCTGAATTAGAATTACCTCCAGAATTACCACCTCCATTCTTAGAAGCAAATGCACCTACCATAGAACCAATAGCAATTAACGCAACACCAGCAGCAATAGCCAATGCAGCATTTTTTGGGTCTATTGGATTTTTTAATGCTTTACCTAATGCAGTTGCAGCAACACCAGCAGCTAAAGTTAATTGACCAAATTGTACTAAAATTCCACCTATACTTGCTAATACCGCATTACCAAAAGCCTCGAATACGTTTGCTCCTGAACCTATGGCTTCTCCTATTGCACCTGCAACATTTGCAAAAGCATTTGTGAACATAGCATTCATCTCAGCCTCAAATCTTGCAGCCTCTGCCATTGCATCTTCAAAAGCCTTTTTTAATTTAGGTATATCAATAGGAACATAAGTAGGCGATGCCGACTCCGTAATTAAATCATTAACTTCTGCAAGAGTTTTACCCTTGTACATTAATTCATCTATAATATCAATAAACTCTAAAGCATCTTTTTGAGCTTGGTCTTCTACTAATAGTAATCCACCACCCTTAAAGTTATCTCTTGTTTTTGCAAATATTTGATTTAATTTATCTGTTAATGATACGGTTTCTTTAGTTGAATCTGTTCCATCATCTAAACTATCTACCCATTGCTTTGTATACTTTCCAGCTTCTGCTTGAAGATTAATATTTCTTCCTGTTAGTATATTGGTATCGGTTATTCGATTATTTATAATTAATTGCTGTTCTGCAATTTGTCTTGTTAATGAACCTAACTTTCCTGCATTTTTAGGTGTGTATTCACCAATTTGATTTTCATTCGTTAATCTTTGATATGCTAAATCCTCAGCAGCTATTGCTTCTTCTTTTGCTAATTCTATTGATAGCTTTTGTTTTGCAATTCTTGCCTCTAATATAGCAGTATCATTATCTAATATTCTTGAAGCATTTGCTACTATTTTATCTTTGGCAGCCTCTGCCATTGCAGCACCAATAATACTATCTCTTAAAGCGTTATAAGCAGCCTCATTTTTACCTAAAGCTGTTTGCTCTGCACTTAAATTTGCAAATGTAGTAGGATATTGTTCCTGAAGGGCTTTTGCTGCCTTTAATCTCAAATCCATTGAATTTGTAACATCGGTAGCTGCCCTGTAAAGCATATCAAGGCTTGTAACCTCATCTAATGCAGCTTGCTTACCCCTTAATTGTACTTCAGTTACATCCTCTAAACTTTCTCTCCATTCATCAATAGATTGCTTACTTTTATCAGCAGCGAGTGCAGAATAAGCCCATATAGTTAATAGTGCAGTTAATGCTGAACCTGCCAATGATATTCCAGCTGCAAATGGAGCTAATGCCTTTACAGATAGAGTTATTTGGTCAATAAGGATTGGAATGTTGTTTGATATAGCAAGTATTCCCAAACCGAATGATTGGGAAAAGAAACCAGCATCACGAAGAACTTGACCAAAGGCAAAGGCAGCTAATCTCCCTCTATTGGAATTTTGCTCAAGACTTTTTATTGATGTAGATGTGGTATCAACAGATTTATTAAATTTAGATAATGTAGCTTGAGCGTCGCCAATAGCTTTTTGCAGCCCTTGTATATTAGCATTTATAATTACCTGAAAATTACTATCCATTGTTATTTAGTTTATTAGCGACCTTGTGAAAGTCCTCTTTAGTTAATGGTTCTTGCTTCGGCTTTTTGGGTTTGCCGAGATTATCAGTCCACAATGGCATAAGTTTATCAGCAGCTTTTTGGTCGTGCTTCTTACCTACATTTGTATTATACAACATAGCTACAATGCTACGAGTATGCTCCCATTGCTTTGTTTCTTTCTTAATATGACCATAGACCAACCTATTATAGTCAGCCCAAGTCATATCGTAAAATTGGTCGGGGAGAAGTCCTATCTCACCTATGGCGAAATCTAAAACGTCCCCCCAGCCTATTTTTTTGGCTTTACAGAACTTGGTTTAGATGAAGCCTCTATTGCTTGGTTTGTTTCTATAACACCTTGAGATAATTGTGCTGACTCTTCAAAGACCTTGATAATATCAGTTATCTGTGTCATAGGCATATCATCTACCCAAAGCAATACTTCATCTTGTGTAAAATCTTCTACTTCCTTCTTAATAAAGCAGTTGTTTTTAAGTCCACAATAAACCAAATCAGCACATAGCTTAATAGGGTTTTGTTCGTTAAACTCTGCAACTCCAGTATTATTGATTTTAGAGTATTCCATTAATGCGTAATTGCCAAACTTGACACCACGCTTTTTACCACCTAATTCTAATTGAATGTAACCTGTCATAATTTTTCTTCGTTAAATAAATGTGGCTATCGCCCGAAGAAGTTTAATTAGGCTACGGTAGATTGGGTTAATGCACCTGTTCCTTGAAAAGATACGCTGAAACCAGCAGGGCTTTCCATATCAGCAGTTTGTGAGATAGAAGTAATGAATGCGTTACCACTTAATTTCATATCACCAGAAGTTGCAGTAGAAAATTCCACAGCGACAGCAGTACGAGCAATTAATAAAGCTACAAGCTCATCAGTTTCTACTTTTGCATCAGTTGCATAATCCACAAGACCATCAGATGATAAAGTGAAAGAACGCACACCTGCAAAAAATTCTGACCAACCTGCTGAATCTTTAGTGGTTGCATCTGGTAAATCTACCGATAGTTCTAAACTTGCAGTAGTTGCTTTTAGTAGAGCTACACCGCCTACTTTGATTGTTAAATTTGTTCCGTTAATTAAAGCCATTTTTTTGTTATTTTAAAGTTTAAGTTTATGCTATTGTTTCTAAAAATATTTCTGTGCCTTGCAATGTGCCTGAATACGTTACTACATCCTCCATAGGAGAATCAATAGTTAGCGATGATACATATACATATCCATTGTAAATTAATGCACCAGGAGTGGCCGGATTAGCTGCTGTGAACTTTGCTAAAAATTTAGTTTTGTTCTCAATAGCAGTTTCTAACCAAGCAGGGTCAATATTGTCAGAATAATCTACAAGACCTTCAAAGTCCATTGTAAAACTTCTTGCTCCAATAAGAAATTCACTCCATCCAGCACTACTTCTTGAGGTTACATCGATTGTATTTGCTTCTACGTTCAATGTAAAGCTACGAGAGTGTCCAAATGCTCTGTTGTTTACTCCATCAAGTACATAAAGTACAAGGTCTGTTCCGTTTACTAATGCCATTTTATGATTGTTCTATTAATGTTCTTATTCTTATTATTTTTCTTACCTCATAAAAGCCATCATATTGGTTTTCGACGTAATTTATTGATTCTAAACTATTGGTAA